CTCTTCTTTTAATTCGTCAGACTGGTCTTCTATCTTTTCATCTTGTATCTTAGATGAGCCTAAGACACCTTTAACTCTTAAGTCTCTAATGATTGTGTTGTACCAGAATGGTAGTACAGATAGTGTGGCTATCGTGTGCTTACATACAGGGATCTTAGGTGGTCTTACAGTAGGCTCTATAGTGTTCTTGTCTAAAGAGTAGTCTTGTTTAGTTCCTAGGTATTGTTGACCCCAGTAGATAGCGCTTGGGCACGTACAGCTCACGTCGACATCACCTTGCATAGCAAGTAAAATTAGGTCCTTGTCTGTAATCTTTTCTTCATCTTCCCTAGCTGCTTGAAGTAAGTATGCTAAGTCTTTTAAAGAGACCTTGGTTTTATATGATGTTGGTCTACCAGCTTTTTTGTTAGCTTCTGGATCTTCTGCAGTCACTCTAAAGGTGATTAGGTTGTCTTTATCTATTCCTGTGTATTTGACAGTTAATCTTTTTGATTTAGCAAGTCTAGCTGGGTCTTTAGACTTGGATAAAGTTTTAAGTTGCTTGTATGTCTTCTCTAGGTATACTCTTTTATATCTAGTTCGTTTCAGAGCTTCATTAAGACTTATGACTTCTCCACCAGTGTCGATGTAGATCTCATAATTGTCAAATAGATCTTTTAAGTCTTTTTTAGGTAAAGCTGCTATCGGATCCTTAAGCATCTCTTCAATGACTTTAGTTTTTAGCTTGGTGTTCTCGTTGAGATTTTTCTTCTCATCAATGTTCTTAGTGTGTAACGGTATGTCACCTGGACTTGGTGTGTCAATAAATTCTTTAGTGTCTATACCTATTACTTCCTCAAAGATGTAACTGAATAGTTTCTTTTTATCAACAAAGTCAACAAATTCCTCTTCTCGTAACATTCCAATAAGTCTGTCTGCTATGTCTAGAGAATCTTTCAAAGTCTCTCTGGCTTCTTGCTCTTCCTTAGTTGATACCTTACCAAGTATAATCTCATACTCAGGTAGATTGTCCTCTGTTCTTTTTCTAGAGGATGTTGAATATCTCCAGTAAAAAGAAATCATCTGATTAACAATACCTTTTAGTATGCTTTGTAGTCTGATTATTCTTTTACCGAAACGTTCATCTAATTTTGATAAGGTAGAGTCCCCTAAGCCACCAGGAGTAGTCTCCTCAAACCCTAAGTAGGCTTTTAAGACTCCTAAGCCTGCAAAGACTTTGTTTCTGTAATAGTCAATGTCTGCTGTCTTAGCTTCTACTACTTCACCACCAAAAGTCTCTACGGTGATTGAACCTTTAGTCCCTCTTGTTGGGATGAAGATCCAGTCGTCTTTTGGAACAGGTGACTGTCTGTTAGTATATCGACTTGAAGATAAGTCAATGGCCTCAGAAGACTTAATGGCATTCTTTACAGAGTTAATCATTGCCTGAGCCTGTTTGTTGTTAGTGCCCTCACCCACATCAATAGTAACTACTTTGAACTCCGTAGACTTGGAAAGCCTGTTAATAAACATAGCGTCCTCTAGAGCCGATAATACCTGGAAGTCTTGAACTATGTTAGCAAGTAGTGATCTACCTGTGCGAATCTTATATTCTCTGATATCTGGCTCGTCTCTAAACTTGTTTGTTGATTCGAGCTGCATTGTTCCTGTAATTCTTCTGGAATTAAATCCCGCTATGAATCTATCTTTATCTGCTATTTTGTAGTTGTCTAGGTTAGTTTTGTCTTGAGAATATAGTGTGAAGAATGATTCTTCATTCTCTTTTTTAGCTTCTGATATCGCAAAGTATTTAATATTGTCTTGGCCTGAAGTTAAGACTTTAACTGTTGATGGGTCGTCTACTGGAACAAAAGCCCAGTCATCAGCCTCAACCATAGTGTCTAATAAGACCTTACCATCTCTAGCAACATCTCTAACTATCTGCCAAGCCTCTGTGTCAATCTTAATATGCTTCCAAAGAAACTCGTTGATCTCTTGTTCAAACATTTTATTTGGGGATTCAATAGCGACTACATGTTTTGTCTTTGTGTTAACTTGAGTAGCACTGTCGGCATATAGGTCTAAGGCTGCCGAAATGATGGCATCATTTTCCATCTGTCTGTACAGTTGGATTAGCTTGCTTTCTTCTTCCGTGTTAACATCGGTGCTTTTAAGTAATGTCAGGACGCTGGTTGCTAAATTAGTTACTGGGTCATCTTTAGCGACTATTTTTTCTTCTATCTTTTCTTTAGCATTAGTTTCTTGTGCTTGGTTTGAAGAAAATATTCTCGAAAAAAGTCCTTTTCTTTCTGCCATAATTTAACAGTCCCTCCTATTTTTTATAATTTTGGTATATTGCATAAGCTTCTTCAAATGTTTTACCTTCCTTCATCTTTCTACTTATAACTCTCCTAGCCCTGTCAGTAAGCCTAGTACTTAACTCTGGATCTTTATATATTGAGTTGTACCCTTTTTCAGGAGACATGCTTTGGTATTTCTTTATGTAGTATATTTCTAAGTCATCTAAAGATTTCTTTAAAGCTCTTTTGTTAGTAGCTTCGACAACTGATATAATCTCATGGTCGAAGTTGTCCCAACCATATCTGATAATGTCTCTATAGAATACCCTCTGACCTTGATAGTTGATACCGTCTTTTCCCCAGCGTGTCTCTGGATGTTGATATGTTTGACCTATATACACTCTACCAGTTTCTCTATTGGTATGTTTGTATATATAACCTTTCATTATGATCCAAAGTTATCAGAGTCAAATTTTAGGTACTCTCCATTAGATGGGTTCTGAGTTGACTCAGCCTCCTTAGAACTATCATATTTGTAAGGCATTATCTTACAAGTGTACGCTATACTGATTGTGTCCATTCTAGGGTCTGCGACATAGAATCTATTTATCACAGTGCTGTGGTCTACAGGTCTGTCAAATTCAGTAGTCTCTTCATTAAAGTCCGCAGATACTTCTTGAATATCATCAAACTCACCTGAGTCTATTGAACTGTCTTGAGGTTCTGAAAATTCACCAGCATCGTACATTGAATCAAGGCCACCTTTTACGTCTGGAGCAAAGTCATAGAACACGTCTATTAAAGTACCACGCTTTATATCTAGACCTCTTAGTTCGTAGTTTTCAGATTCTCCAGTTTGTACAAGCTCTTGAAACTCATCACCCTCAAGTAGTACCTCATTGACTACCTCCCCCGTACTCTTACTGTAGAGTAAGTGAGTTGGTATTGTTGCAACCTGTGGAAGCTCTTCGACATCTTCTCTGTACCACCCAAACTTTCTCAGTAATGAAACCTTAGGTCTTTCGTTGTATATGATATATGTTTCGATCGGTGCTTTATATGTAAAAGACTCCCCCGATAGTGCAGATAGGGAGAGCGTATCTACTGGAGTTATGATAACTCTGTTGCCTGACATAAAAGCAGACTCTAATATTTGCAATGTTTGATACCTTTTTTCCTGTATAGTAGGTTGTATCTTAGCTTGTCGTAATGCCATCAAAAGTCTCCTTTAAGAAAGATTTATAGTAATTTTAGCATAGTGCTAAGTTAGAAGCAACAAAAAGTAGCTAAAAAGACAGTAGGGGTACATGAGTGTTTGACTGAATTCGGGTAAGATCACGTTTACTGATCCTGCCCGAATTCTCGAAGCTTAAACGGAAGTGGAAAAGCTTCGCTATTGTCAATTGTCTCTATAGGCGCTTAGGAACGCTTAGGGTCTATAGGACTGTTGACTTACCTAAAGAGACCTGAGTCTCTATCATATACCCTTACACTATATTATATAGTATGAGTGTGTGTTATAGTGAGTACTTTAACACATATCTGTAAATAGAAAGAAGATCATCCTTGGGATGGTCTTCTATATTCTATATTATGTCTATTAAATGTTCCTATGATCGTATACCTCGATAATTCTGCTAGTTTGAATCTCTCCGTCTTAGCCATCCTAGTAGTGCTTATTGACTTGTCTTCTTCTATAAAGTATTTATAGTTAGCTAAGGTAATAGCATCTTTAATATACCTTAGTAATAGTCTACCAACACTTCCTTTAATGACCTTGCTATCTTTATTAGACCCAAGGTTTATTATTCTCAGTACAGCCCCCAAGTCTCCATGCATCTCTTTTATTAGAGAAAGCAAAAAAATACTTTGTGGGGATGTATCTTCTAATAATAACTCTATGAGTTTCTTTTTTTCTATGCTGGACAGTATATACTTGGACGATAAGTCTAAGTAGGTGTTGTTTCTATTCGTGAGTGCCACCCCCTTCTACCATCTCTAATAAGTATTCATCTACTACAGAGAAGCTCAAGGCCTCCAATGTGCCTGTGGGGTCTTCGTCTGCACCTATTGGGTGTAGTTCACCGAAATATCCTAAAAAAGTTAGAGAATTCCTAGATAGTCTTTTGAGAATCTCAGCTTTATCTTCAGGCAGTTTATAAGAACTGACTATTTTACTGAGAACTACCTCATCGACTATATCAGGATCAAAACTAACGTAAGCTTCGTTTGTTGGATCATTTTCGTATAAGTAGTGTTTTAGTGTTTTGTACTGTCTTTTTGCTGTTTCTAGTCTGTTTCCTATATAGCTATTAGCTCTATTAAAGAAATACCTTTCAAGATTTAGGGTTTCTTTTTGCTCATCTGTCAGACTATTGAATTTTTCTAAAAGGTACATAATAGTATCCTGGACATAGTCTTCTCTAGACTCATCACTCTCAAATTTTAGTCTTTTATTTATATGAGCCCTGAGAAATATGTAAAGCTGCTCACAGAGTTTATCGGTGTCTTTGGCTAGGTCTGTAGTTATCTCTGCACCAAAAAGCATGTTAGTCCTCTATGTCGACTAAATCATCTAAGGTTTTTGCTGACGCTTCTGATTTGGCATTATTTATTTCTGAGATTACTTCATCTAGATTTTCAATCTTAGCTTTTAACTCAGACTTATCATATAGAGCTTCTAAAGACTGAACTAACTTCGTTAATTGCTCTATTGGTTGAAGCTGGGCTTTGATAGATAGATCTAATAGTTTTAATAAGTCTTTAGTCGCCATCATGTCTAATTCTTTTTGGTCTTCAAACATAGCTAAAATTTTATTAGCGATGTCACTGTAAATCGGTTGGGCCTGTGTCTGATAGGTCACACTCTGTGCCACCATGTCTCTAATGTTACTAATGCTATCTTCAAGTAGCATCAAACTGTTTGTTTCTTTTGTCATCTAAATTTCCTTTCATCTTCATAGTCACCTTGTAGTACAGTACCTTCAAGTCTTTCTGGATCTGAGCAACATTCCCTTGAGTCGCTGCTTTGTGGGAAATAATGTTTCTCTGCCCAAACTACCAAGTCATTATCTTCTTTGGTTACACCCTTTTCTAAATAAGATTCGGTGTTGCCTGAGGACTCATTCTCTAATGCATTCATTACATCATATAGAGCATATGGTGCTACTTTAAATCTAATCATATTAATTTATCTCTCCTTATTGAATTCTTTTGAACAAGTTGTGGTTGCTCTTAAAGAGGCTAAAAGCTTTTCCTACGGAATCTGCCTCTAATATTCTTTTGTACTCTTCTTCAGTAGTGTTACCGTAAGCATACACACTACCATTAGTAAATTTAACTAAAAGTGTCCTTCCCTCTGACAAATAGCTTAAGTGGCTGATATTAGAGGACTCGACGGGAATGAACGCTACATCTTCTAATTTAGTCTCTGTAGACTCTCCAGTGGTTAAAAGTAACTCTTTTATTTTATATATTGCCTCTTTTTTACTTGAAGATATATCGGGGTCCTCTGAAACAATGTCTTCTAAAGTGGTTTGACTATCCTCTATTAATGATTCTAAATAATCAAACCCAGTTATATGTCCATATACAGCTTTTGCTAATAATTTGTCTACTTCTTTTACTTTCACTTTATTTCACCTCAAAGTCGTATATTGTTATTTGCCCTGGTACTGCCTCAGCACTAGTTACTGTGATTGGCATGTGTTCCCACCAAGGTCCTGGTTCACTTGGGTGGGGTAACCAAGGTATTTGTGGTAACGGGACAAAATGCTCTTCTTTTTTATACAGAGTCTTACTAGAGTCCTTTACCTTTTCCACAATCTCATTTATATATTCAGATACTAATACTATCTTGTGGTTAGGGAATGCCCCTTTAAAATTATGATATATCTCTTTAATACTTTGTTGTGGGGTTGTTTTCGATATAGTAATAAATAGTAAAGGCTTAAGATAATCTGAATTATCGACTTTATGAAAGACTTCTGAATAGCATAATTTAATATTACCATCATCACCCTCAAGAAGTATATAATTAATATAGAGAGGCTCTTGGAGTACAATATAGTCCTTATTATGTGATATATTATCTATGTCAGCGTCCTTATTTAATCTTACCATGTCTCCCATTTTAAACTTATTAGGTATCATAGTAAACCACTTTCTTTGATCTTCTTTAATTGATCTTCAGTTAACTCTATAGTGACTTTTCTTTTTGGTCTATTGTTTATTACTCTGCCACCACTATCTTCATAGTATACTTCGTTGCCTTGAGAGTCATATTCCCTTTTACCCCAGAAGCCATTGCTGTCTTCACAGTATACTTCGTTGCCTTGTTCGTCATATTCTTGTTTGTGCCAGAAGCCAGTACCGTTTTCATAGTAGACTACGTTGCCCCGAGAGTCGTATTCGTTTTTGTACCAGTAGCCAGTGTAGTCTTCATAGTAGACTTCGTTGCCACGTTCGTCGTACTCTCTCTTGGCCCAAACACCAACACTGTTTTCAAAATAGACTTCGTTGCCACGTTCGTTATATTCTCTTTTGCTCCAGGAGCCATCACTGTATTCGGAGTACACTCCGTTGCCACGTTCGTTATAAATTATGAATCTCCCAGTACTTATTTCTAAACCATAATTACCTACTAAATCTATTTTACCTTTAAATAAATGTTTCACTTAGTTCTCCTTTAATTAATGTTATATTTTTTCTCCCCAGTAATTTTTTATTTGTT